TGTGTTTCATTCAGGTATTATGGCGCCCGCAACGCAACGGAGGTGTGGCCGAGTGGTTTAAGGCAACGGTCTTGAAAACCGTCGACTGTAACAGGTCCATGAGTTCGAATCCCATCGCCTCCGCCATATTTGGTACCGACAAAGCCCTGATTATTCAGGGCTTTGTCGTTTCTGGGGTCTGAGATTTTTGGGGCTTTTTTCGAAGCGTTACAAAACTTTTTGCAACGCGTTACAAAACTTTCCCCTCTCCGGCATCATGCCGATCGTTAAAACACTCTTCATGTAACACGGTGCTACGCTGGTTCTTTGGCTATCAAGGAACCCAAAATGCCCAACTCAGACCTACTCCCTTCCCTACTCTTCAAGATCAACGAAAACCAACTCGCCCTCGAAGCCGCCATCATGGAATTATCCAACTGGGTCGAGCAGCGCGGATCGGCCGATGTGGCCGAGAATGTCCGCGGCGCACTCTGGGCAATCGATAAGAACGAAGAATTCATCAAGATGACGCTCGCGGTGCTGATGGCGCCGGAATAACTGATCAGCCAACCAGGGAAATCCCTAGGAGTTAAGTATGTGCGAGCCCACGCCAAAGCTTCTCGTAGCCGTTCAGCTGCTGGATCGCGCCTTAAGCATGTACTACCAGGAGGATTCTTATTTCGCGGCGCTACATCTGGCAGGCGCTGCTGAGGAAATTATGGGCGTATACGTTGAACGCAAAGGCCACCAATCATCGTCCATTAGCCTGCAAGCCGTTGCAGTGAGGGTTTCTGAATTGCTGGATGAAGGAACGGCGGCAAAACCCAAGGACATCATAGATTTGATGAACTACGCGCGAAACCGAACTAAGCACATCAACCGGGAAGGCGACGACGATGTATATTTCGACCCAAAAATCGAAGCTTTCGATATTTTGGATCGTGCAATAACGAATTTTTACACCCTAATGCAATACTTTGATCTCCGCGACACCGAGAATCTCTACAGGTTTAACGCGGAGCGAGCTGCGCCCAAGAGATAACGGAAGACAGCTCGTCGCCTCCCCCTCGCTCACGTGGCTCGCCTCGATTGCTGTACATGCATACAGCATTTGTACAGCGAACCCGCAGCATGAATTTCGACCAAGCAAAAACTCTCCGGCTCCAGCGATGGCGCGAAACTCTCGATGACCAAGACTTCCGCATGCAAAACCCGGAGGGCCACCGGGAAACCCTCCACGGGATGGCAGCCACGCTCCGCGATGAGGGCCTGATCAACAAGCTTGAGCAGTTCGACATGAACGAAATGGCAGACGCCGCGTACTGGCACGCCATCGAGGAGCTCCAAAACTCGCCAGACCAATACCGTGGCGCGTCGAGCTATGACGTCGTTCGTATCGACAACGGAGAGCTGCTAGGCACTATCAGTCGATCGATATTCAACTTTTCCAATGAAGAACCTCGCGGCGCGTCCTTCGCCTACGACGGCAAGGTCTACTCTGACGCGGATGGTGTTCGGCTGACCTTAGGTCTTTCGCGGAAGATTGGAAGAATTACCGGCCTGGCGCTGGAATTGAATCGGCGCCGTTACCAACTGATCGAGACGGAACGAATGATCGCCGGCGTGACGCACCGACCACTTTCCGATGCCGATGCCTACCGAGCGCTTATAGATGCAGCACAAGTCGCGCAGGAGGAGCGGGATCTGCGCGCTTTTGAAAAGTTAAGACCTCATGTCGAGTCAGCGGCCTTCTGCATTTGCCCCGCCTGCCTCGATAGCTTTAGCGCGCGTGACGACTGCACGACTTGCACCGGAAAAGGTTTCGTGACGAAGCCGGCGCCAGCGGGGCCTCGCTGAAAAATCCATTCGAGGAACAGACACTGCACGGACCACTCTCCCAATACAGCGGTATTTTTCGATTTCGTGGCAGCGCAGAGGATGCAAAACGCCTCAGCCAAACCGCCCCCTTTTGAGGTGCTTAAATGGTCAGGGCTACGGGTACAGCAGGCAATGAGGAGAAACCTTAATCAGGTTGGCTCAATAATGTCGGCGATCAGTTGCAGCATCATTCCGAAACCAACCATAACGATTGAACACCGGAAAAAAATTGCATTCTTCGTTGCATTGTCCTTACTTGCTAGCGAAATGTAGCGAAGCTCCTCTTCTGACGGTATTCGACCGCCATCGCCCTTGCTGGATTCGTACTCCTCTAAAACGAAATTACCTGGAATGCTTTCCAATGCGATATCGACGGTTTTACTTTTGAGGTCGATCCGCGAGGCGACTACAAGTCCCCCAAGCTGAAGAACCCCAGATACAATTTTCATCCAGTAAACGATGGTTTTCACTTCGATAGTTGACATCGTGATTGGCTTCCATAGTTGGAAGCTCAGTCTACGACACATTGGATAAAAGATTGGAGCATCAACCTCAGCACTTGTCCGCGACTCCCACACCTATCGATTCACCTCTCTGACGTAGTCCTGGCAAGCCTGAAGCGCGATCAGCCCCCGGTCGCCAGCGTCGGTGATGGCGATAATTCGTTGAGCATGCGCTGGGTCAAGTTCGGCTCTTGTGGAGCCATGAACCATGCCGCCGGTGGCGGTGGTGGCTGACACCGATCCGTTGCCGACGCCGGTGGTGGCGTCGAGTAGGACTGACAGGCGCAGATCAGCAGTGGCAAGGCGGTCGCGCAGGCGACCTTGATCACGTTGGACATCGCTCAAAGCTCGGTAATGGGTTTGTTCGCTGGTGGCCAGACGCTGCTCGAGCGCAAGACGTTTGTCCTGTTCGGCACGCTGCTGCGCAACCGTGGCCAGGGCCAACTGGTTAAGGGTTTCGGTGTGGAGTCGGGCCTGCTCTGCGAGCTGTTTGCCGTAGCGCCAATCCTGTACTTGCCAGGTAATGGACGCAGAACCACCGACCAAGACGACCAGCAGCACACCTTTTGCCAGTAGCCAGTACGGCGCCGGGATCAGTTCGCCGAAACGCATAGCACCGCCCTCGCCCGCCCCCACAACTCCAGCCGATCCTGCAGGCCATTGAGGCCGCCGTTGATCCTGCGGGTGATCGTGTTGAATTCGTTTTGATCGGCCAGCGCGTTCAGCCCATTCACTGACCAGAACCATGCGGCTGACTCGGCAGCCCACTGCGGCAGTTCCAGCAGTTCAGGCGTGCGCAGCAATCGCTCGTCACCGAACAGCGCCAAGCTGCAGCGCAGGTAGTTGTCGTGGCCAGTGACCTGGATCAGGCCGCGACCGCGATAGCGCTGGCCATCACCATCCGCTGCCGGCGTGTTGCCCAGTTTTGCAGCCAGGTTGCCGGTGTCGTATTTGCTCAGGTATTGATCGCCGCCCAGTTCCCGGACGTACTGCAGCTGACCCGACTCGTGACCGACCTGCGCCAGAAACGCGGCTTGGCGTTTCGGCGTGTTGATCTGCCGGTGGGCCATGGCTGCGTTGAGGGCGGATAAAAAAACGCCCGCTTGGCGACGGGCGTTGGGCATGATGCTTTGCAGCTGTTGCTCAGTGATCGACATACAAACTCCAGACATAAAAAAGCCGCACTCAGGCGGCGATGGGATGCGGTTACTGTTTCTCGATGTTCACAACCTTGAGGGGTGGTTTTGGCCCTTTCTTTTTCTTGCCCGTGGATTTACCGGCTTTGCCGGCATTGCATTCGACCGTGGTCGACCAGCCGGACTGGGTGAACACCTGCTCGACCGAATCCGCCAGGTATTCACCATCAAGCCCGACCTTGAATCCCTGAGCGATGATGGGACGCTCGGCGAAGATGTCCGTGCGACCGGGCATCTCAAGCCGCACATCGGCGGTCGAGCGGTTGAACGCTGAAAGACGGGCCTTGGCAGCCGCTTCAGCAGCGCCCTTGTCTGGGTAGATATGGCGGTCGGTATGCACTGCCGGCAATCCGTCCGGAGCGTCATCGTTGTCGATGGTAACCACCGCGAGCTTGCCGTTCTTTTTGTCCTGATGCTTGGTGGCCACCGCCTTGTGCGAATTGCGATCGCCGAGACTGAATTGCCAGCGGCTAAGGTCACTGCGGGTCAGCGTGATAGCGCCAAATGCTTTGCCGCTGGCCGTCTGGCCACCTTGGCGCGGCATCACCAACAGCTTGCCGTCGGCCACCTTGGCCGTGCAGTCGTATTGCTTGGCCAGACGGGTGATGAAATTAAAGTCGGACTCGTTGAGCTGGTCGACGCGGGCGACCGTGGTCGACACCGGGCACACCGGCTGCCAGCCATTGCGCGCGGCGACGTCAGCCACGATCTTGGACAGCGGCACGTCTTCCCAGCTTCCGCTACGAATGGTCTTGCCACTACCACGCATGTCGCTGGCCTTGCCCTTGATCACGATGGTATCGGGTGGGCCTGATACCTCGACCGTGTCCACGGTATAACTGCCCATGCGTGCCAACGTCGTTTCGGCATAACCCAGGTAGATCTCGATTGAGCTGCCACGCCGTGGCAATTGCACCTGTCCGTCACGGTCGTCGATACGCAACTCAAACTCGTCGGACTCCATGCCCGGCTTGTCAGAGGTACGCAGCAACAACAGCCGATCATTGATCTTGGCCGTGACGTCGGCCCCATCGGCGACAATTCGAAACATCGGAGTCATGGTTTTTTTCCAATAAAAAACCCGCACAAGGCGGGCCAGAAAAACAAGGTGTCGTTACGCGTAACGCGACGCGGCGCCGACGAGGGCATCGCACCGGGTCAATCCCACAAGCTAACGCCTTCATTGGTCGGGCTGGGCAGATCCGGCAGGACGATGATCACGCCCGACCGGAACGGCTGAGGCTCATCGGCCAGCCCCTGATTGGCATCGAGCACGGCCTCGACGCTGCCATTCAGATGGCCGTAAACGTTGTTGCAAATGACATCGAGCATGTCGCCGTCAGACGTCCTGCATGTCGTCGCCATAGCGCTCAAACTCCAGAGTGAAGCCCTGTTTGCGAGCAATCCCGCCGTGCAGCAGCGCGGACTGTTCCTCGTTGATGTTTTTCAGGCACCACGTCCCGATCACCTCGCCATAGCCCGTGGTCAGGGTCAGCGGTTGCAGCCTGGCCCCGATGGAACGCAGCGTGTCGAGCTGCTTTAAACCGCCTTTGAAGCCCGGATAGATCGTGCCCTTGAGCGTCAACTTTTCATCGCCCATACCGATGGCCTGCTTCGCCGGGCGGCGCGTCAGCCGCTCCTGCGAAGCCCAGCGGAATTCGGTCGAACGGCTCAGTTCGTCGAACGCTGCCGTGTCCAGGTTGAAGTAATACGGCTCAATCTTCGGATCGCGCGGCTGAATAATCATCAGATGCGGGAACGGCTTCACCGCCTCCGGCGCCGGCGTAGCCTCCACGGCAAAGGAACTGGTGGGCACGATGTTGGCCAGCGACGGACTGACCTTGCCGGCGACGTTGTTGATCGCCGTGGCCGCCTTGCCCGCCTGTTCCTTCAATGTGCCCAGCCGCTCCTGCACTTCGGCCGCCGCCCGGGTGGCACGGCCGTACACCGCCGCCACCTGACCGACCTTGGCCTGAGCCGCGTCGACGCCGCGCATCACCCGCTGAAGCTTGGCGCCGATGGCCGGCCCGACGAACGGGATGTTTTCCAGCTCGGACGCGGCGCCGGTCAGTTCGCGGATCGCGCCATTGACCGGGGACAGCATGCCATCCGCGCTACGCCGCCCGGTTTCCGCTGCATCCACCAGATACTTCAGACTTGATTGCATCTGCTCCATGTAAGCCATGAAACCTCCTTACAGATGGGGTTCGTCGTACAGCTTGGCAGCGTTACTCTTCGCCGCGTCCGCCATCATTCGCTGCATGTGCGGCATCAGATCCTGCGCCAAGGCTTGCGGATCTTTGACATCACCCTGCACCGTGACCGGCATGCTCAGCGAGTATTGAAACTGCTGATCGACCTTGGCCGGTACCGGCTTTTCTAGCTCTTTGGGCTGGATCGCCAGCGCTGCCGACTTGAGTGGCGCCGTCACCGCCATCGAGCGCGCGACATCCCCCAGCACCGGGCCTTGCTGCGCCGCTGACGCCATCATGAGCGGCGTGGTCGGCACCGGGGCCTTTGCCATTTGCTCGGGCTTTTCATCCTCACCGCCGAACAGCGACTTACCCAACGACCCGCCCAGCGCCGCACCGCCCTGACTGCCCAGGTAAGCACCGATCATGCCGCCGATCGCGGTGCCGATGAGCGGCACCACCGAACCAATGGCGGCGCCTGCTGCTGCACCGGCCATGGTGCCGGCTAGGTTGCCGGCAGCCGAACCGTAACCTTCGGCTTTTTCGTCCTTGGTCTTGGCGTTTTGAAAGGTTTCAAGCGCCATCGCGCCGGACTCCAGCAGCGTGCCGCCAGGAATGACCTTGGCCACCTTGCCGGCCTTGCCGACGGTTTCGGCGACGACGCCGAGCTTGGACAATGCCCCGCCAGGAACGGAAGGGACTGATGGCGACGGGATCGAAATAGGTGGCCGCGAAACCGGAACAGATGGACGTGAAACCGGAACAGGTGGACGAGGCACAGACGGACGAGGACCTCTCGAACTCGGCAACGACCGGCGCCGAGCGCTGCGCCCTGACCCACGCCTACGTCGGCGCGATTCGCCCGACGCATCCACACCGCCACCCATAGCGCCGGCATTGACGACGAAAACCTTCTTGACGCCGTCGTTACCTGCACCACTGTCAGTACCAAGGCCGCCGCCTGTTGCCGCTTCCTTCACCCGCGAAACAACATCCAGGCCAGTCGCTACCAGATCAAGTTCTCCGGGGTTTTTATTTGGGGCTTCGCTCCCATTTCTGCCACCGCGCGACCCACGCGCAAGGTTTAGCAGCCCCTTGCTGATCTTGATCGTGCTGAAGATACCCTTTAAGGCGATCAGCCCCGCCCCGACCGTGGCGATACCGGCAACTACCCCGGGCGCGCTATCAGTCAGCGACGTAATGCCTTTGGTAACCTTGGTCAACGACTCGGCCACGGTGTCCGTCACCGGGCGCAGCGCATCACCGATGCTGCGCATGGCGTCATCCATCGACTGGGCCATTTCCGCCCATTTCTGCGATGACGACTCGCGCCGCTCGGCGAGGTTTTTGTCGAGGATACCGGTGGCGTCACGCGAATCGTTTTTGAGCTGGCTGTACAGCGCCTTGTTCTGCATGTAGGCCGATAGCGCCGCCTTGACCTGCATGTCAGCGAACAGGTCGCCGGTGCGCAGGGATTCTTCCAGCGAGGCCATCATGGCCTTGGCCTTATCGGGATTAGCTTCCTTGCTGATTTTTGACGTCGCTTCGGCCATGGCCGCCGCACGCTTCGGATCGGTCGCCTGAATGTATTTCTGAGCCAGCGACATGCTGGTCTCAAGCGTCGACATGCCGTTTTGCAAACCGGTCTGCATCGATCCCTTGTAATCGATCCCGGCTTTTTCGTAGGCCTTGACCGTGTCGGTCGAACCGATTTTGCCCATCCAGTTTTTCAGGTTGTTGGCCGCTTCATCCGAACTGCCGGCCTGCTTCATCTGCACCTGCAACATGGCGCCCAGTTGCGTCACCGCGTCCAAGCCGGTGATGCCGTTGCTGGCCATGTTGGCCAGCAGTTCGGGAAACCACTTGGCCATGTCGGCCGCTTCAAAGCTGCCCGCCTGCCCTTGGTAAGCGATCGCCTCCAGCGCCTGCTGCATCTGCTTGGGGTCGGTGATCTTGGCGTTCTGCCCTAGGGCGTTGATCATCTTCGCCGTATCGACGCCACTGGATCCCTGCCCCACGACAAACTTGGCTGCGACAGGCGCGTATTCCAGCGCCTTGCTCAGGTCCATGCCGGCGCCGACCAACTGATTGACCACGTCAGCCACATCGTTGCGCGCCATGCCGGTGTCGCGTGACGTGTCGATGATTTTGCGCGACATCTCCTGTTCTTGCGGCTTGTTGGCAATGCCGGCCTTGATCGCGATGTCACGCACAATCGCGCCAAAATCAGCGCTGACCTTGGTCGGTACCGCCATGGCACCGACACCGACCACCGCCGCACCGACAGCGCCCTTCATGCCCTTTACGCCAGAATCAATCTGCTGATGCCCCTTGGCTTTCAACTCGGCCTTGTTGGCCGTCTGCCCCATCGAGCGATAGGCCTTTTCCAGCCGGCCGACCTCGATCCCCTGCTTTTTCAAGCTGTCGAGGTTCGAGTTCAAACGGCTGAGTAATTTGGACGCACCGGCCGCGCCGGTGTCGTGAGCCTTTTTCCATTCTTCGCGCAGGCGGATGGTGTCGCCAATCGTGCGCTGCAGCACGCGCGCTTTGTTGCCTTCAGCCTCAAGGCGCTTGATGCGCCCGGTCACATCCTTGAACGCGGCGCCGACCGTGGAACTGACGGCGCCGCCGATCACCAGCCCGAGGGCGAGTTTGTTTGCCATGTCGTGGCCCTCATGTGCCCAGCACTACCGATGGCGGCTCAATCCGTGAGCCACCACACCATATCCGCGAACGGCATCGACTGGATCTCAGCGGCGGAAAATCCGGTTTCCGCCGCCAGACGTTTCGCTGCCGACTTGATCACGCTGGGGTTAAAGCCCGTCGTCGTTGTCCATGCGAAAATAGCCGGCCTGCAAGCGGTTAAAATCCACCAGCTTCAGCCCCTCCAGATCCGCCACCGAAGCGCCGGACAACGCCGCAAACAACACCAGCTCGCGCTGCTCATCGTCGCCACCCACCTCACGGTTGGCCGCTCGCACGTCGCCCACAGTCGGCGAACGCAAGGCCAGCTTGTCGACGGTCACGCCGTTGATTTCGCTCGGACACGACAGAGTTACCACTACCTGATCGGTGGTCAGCGACAACCATGCCGGCATCGAATCCGAATAATCGGTTTTCGGTGCCAGGTGCGAATACGCCGTTTGCACGCGGCGATAATCCGTCAGCTTGAGGCGTTCCAGATCTTTCAATCCGACTTCGGCCAGACCGGCGAACAGCATCATTTCGCGCTGTTCATCATCGCCGTTGGCAGCACGATCAGCCGCACGCACTTCACGCACGGTCGGGTTACGCAGGTTCAACGTCTCGACGTCGATGCTATTGGCTTGGCTTGGGCGGGTCAGCGTTACGACGGCGCCGACTGCACTGAGCGACAGCCAGGCCGGCAGGGTTTTAGCGATTACTTGAGTCATCTGGATCTATTCCTTACAGGCCGAGCGCGTTGCGCACTTCGAGCAGTTGGTCTTTGCCGTCGATCACCTGAATGCCGGCGACCATGTCGATTTCGTACATCAGGCGCCCGTCAATTTCGAGCTTGTAGTACGTGACCGAAACGGCGTGTTTGATCTCGGCCGCATCACCGGCTTTCCAGTCACCGAGATCGACCTCTTTGAGGCGACCGCGCAGGGTGGCAACAACCGCTGTCACAGCGCCCTTTTGGCCCTTGAAGGCACCTCGGAACGTGGCGTTGAACGCCGTGCCGTCGGCCAGGCCGAAGTACTTCAGCGACTCGCGGCGCACGCCCTTGGTGACAAACGAGGCTTCCATTTTTTCCAGCCCCTGATCCATCTCGATGGGGCCAGCCATGCCGCCGCCACGATATCCGTCGGTCTTGGTGGTCAGCTTGGGCAGCGTCAGGCTCGGCACGTCGCCGGAGAAGTTCACGCCGTCGACGAACAGGTTGGTGTTGTACAAAGTCTGAGGAATCATTTGCTACGCCCCCTTAGGCTGCTTCAAGCACTTCGGTCATCCACTGATCGGTGACTTCGAAAAGGAAATTCGGGTTTTCTGCCGGCGGCACGTCGGTGAAACGGATGCGCCAATACACCTTGCCCTGGGCGATCTGGCTGGCCGTGTTCAGTTCGGTGTCGGCGAACACTTCAAAGTTGATGATCGCGCCCTGGGCTTTCAGGTCGCGCATGAATGCATCCAGACCGTTGGTGACATCGGTCACGTAGGTCTTGGTGATCGAGCGGTCAACCGCCCACTTGTGCCCGGCCTGCACCGCGTCCATGAGGATGAACAGCGTGCGAACGCGGGTAACGAACGCCCACTTCGGATCGCTCGACAGCGTGCGGTTGCCCCACAGGCGGTAACCGTCGTCGCGAATGATCGTGGTGATATTGGCGTTGTTGAGCAGGTTGGCCCGGCAAGTCTCGTCGCCGTCCAGGTACTCGACCGCGCGGCCGGTACCGGTGATGCCGGTCAATTCCTTGTTCGATGGCGAAGCCCAGAAGCCGTATTCAGCATCCGTCCACGCAAACAGGCCTGCAGCCCAAGCCGAGCCGGGCGCGTCGACCGTAGCGCTGGTGACGGTGTCCCAATACTTGACGCCCGGGTCGACCATGAACAGGTTGCGACTGCCGAAGTTCTCGGCGTAGGCAATAGCGGCCTCGTCGGTCGTACCCGGGCCGTCGATGATGCCGATGGCGCGCAGCTTCTGCGCCACGCTGTCGAGCGCCGTAGCCACCGCCTGAGTCGCGGTGTGGCCCGGTGCGATCAACAACCGCGGCTGAGCGTTGAACAGGCTTTTACCGTCGAGCAGCGCCTGCAGGCCGGTACGCTGACCCGAGACCAGTTCACCGCCAATGATCGCAGAGGTTTGCAGCGCCGCGTCTTCCAGCTTGGGCACGCCGATGGCGACGATCACCGCCTTGGCTTTGACGTAGATCGCCTTACACGCCTTAGTGATTGCCGAATCGGCGCCGAAGGCGGCAATGGCCTCGCGCTCGGTAGTGATCAGCTTCAGTTCGCCGGCTTTCGCCGTGCCGCCGCCGAGAACGCCCGGGGTGAAGGTGTCACACAGACCGATGATCGACGACGACGGCAGCGAGATGGTGCGCGCGCCAGTGTCGACCGATGTGGTCGTGACGCCGTGGAAAAAACTCATAAGGGTCAGTCTCCAGAAACGAAAAAGCCCCGCATAAGCGAGGCTGTGAGGGTGTTCGTGTTACGCGTAACGGAAAAGAAAACGCCCCGTCAGTGCGGGGCGTTTATTGGATTTGCTCTGCCAGCCAAGAAGGCGGCGGAGGACGATGGTCAATCAGCGGGAATTCCCCCGCTTCCGGCCAGTTGCGCAGAGCGCGGCGATAAGCCTGCAACTCGCTATATTGCGCAGACGTCAACGTCGTTTCTTGCGCCTCTTCCAGCTCATCCCGATGGCGCGCAACAACACCGTCAGTCGCCGAGAGCTGAGCATCCCGCCAGCCGCGCTCTACCGCTTCATAAAACGCAGGTGAACGCGGCGGCGGCTCGACAAGTATCGGGTAACCTTCTGGATTCGCCGCGATGAGCATGCCGAGAGCCTGCCCCTCCATCAAAGAACGATGCTCGTCCGCCGAGATCACCAAAGCGCCGGCAGGAATATCGCCACCGCCATCATAAAACCCGCCTGTCACTGCCGAATAAAACATTGATTCCCCCCCTTAATATCCGACCGCAAAAAACTTAATTGTCTGCCCCTGAACACTGGCGGTTTCGGCGGTAAACCTCGTGGTGGAGATGTTGCGAATAATGGATGCTAAATTTGCTTGAGCACCATGGTGCGTCGTGACTACAGAGGCGCAGGCATTGGGGAAAGCAATAGGGAAAGTAATGTAAGTATCGGCCCCCGTTCCCACTGCATCATTACCATCATTCGGCATTGCTATGGCCTGCCCCCACTGAAAGATCACGCCGCTAGGAAGCCGCTGGTAACCATTAACCGCCGTCGACGCAATACCCGTACCGCCGACCGAAAGCCAGCCGACGCCGTTCGCGATGAACTCCGACGCCGTACCGTTACCCAACACCAAATTGGGCGAGAGGGTCGAACTCCCATTAGGCCCGGACAGATTGCCGTTTGTGGACTTCACGGTACAGGTTGACTGCGCCGCCGCCTGAATATAAATCCGACTGCCAGCAGGCAACAGCGAGGCATCAGGCAACGTAATAGCAATGGCCGGCGCATTGGCATAAACGTATTTTCCGACATCCGCAGCCGTCAAAACCGTGTTTGCCGTGTAGGCAGCGTATCCGGCCAAGCTACCCGCCGCGCGCTGCACAAACTCAGTCGTTGCTAGCGCCTTTGAGCTGTCGAACTGGGGCCGAGTTGTGAAGCTCTCTCCCGCCATGATGCCGGCATAGCGCAGAGCAATAGTGCCGCCGATCAGCCGCCACTGGTCTTGCAGGCGGATGAATTCAGCCGTATCGCCCAGCGCCATCAGAATCGGCCCGGTGACGCCCGTCGAGGTGTAGACCACATCGGTTCCGGCGCCGACGACTCTCAGACCACCAGCACCCGCACAGGCAAGCGTGACAGTCGCGCCTTGGGCGATACTTGCCGAAGGCGGTAAGGTCGCGGTGAGTTGCCCCGCACCGGAAAAGCTGTGAAGGCCGCCGACATGTGCAGCCGTAAGCGCCGAATCCGCGCTGTTTGAGGTGAAGCCTGAAAACTCAACCCCGCTGCGCTTCACGAACTCAGCCGTAGCCAGCAACTTGCTGCTGTCAAATTGCGCCGGCGTCGGCGCCTTGGGGCTTCCGACAAAGATCGGAGAAAGCAAACGGGCGAGGCCGTCGGTAATGTCCTTGAACGTCAAGGCCGTGACGCCTACGACAATCGCGCCATCTGTCACCAACTGCCAAATCGTGTCGGCCTGAGTAGCCCCCACCTCAACCGCCAGCGTCATATTCGGCGTGACCTTGGCATTGCTGTCGGCATCACTTGCCCGCGCCCAGGCACCGGCCGCCACTACATATGGACCGTTATCCTTCGCAACCGTCTGATTCTTCACCAACACCCGATCGCCGGCGTTCAGCGAAACACCATCCACCACCTGCAAACCGAGCAGAGCAATGTTGGCCGTCGTTGCGGCGCGCACAGATTGCTTCATGTCGAGCCGGCTCAACTCGTCCAGAAGACGCGAATCAACATATTCGCGGGTAGCCAGCACCACCGCCGGATCAATCTTGAGCGTGATATTCCCGGTATTGCTGACCACAAAGTTCATGCGCACGACTTGCGTGCGGCCAGAGCCTTGCGACAGCAGCGGCTTGAAGCTTGGCGCGCAGTTGGCCACCGCCACCAGATCGCCGTCCGCATCGTAGAGGCCGATTTCGCGGATCCACTTACCGCCCTCATCGGCGGGAATGATTTGCTCGGCGATGATCACCGCCGGATTGACCGGGTCAATCTTCAGTTGGTTGAGCGGCTTTCGGCGCCACTCATTGAGCAGCTTGGTTTGTATGGCCGACGGTACCGGATTGGGCGGATCTGCCAGCCCGCTTGGGTTGGCATCCCCCACGCCCATTTCGGTAAGTTTCCAGGGAATGCCAAGCGCGTCGGCGTTCGCCTGCTTGGCCATCCCCACGTTCGTGAGGATCGCGAAAAACTGCGAGTTCGCATCAATCATAATAAACGTCCAGGGTGTCTATGGTGTGTTCGCGGCCGACCACGCCAAAGCTGCCGGTGACCTCGATGTCACGCATGACGGGCGGGTAAACGTCGATCTCGTCGCCGTCGTAGAGGGATACGGCGATATCTAAGTTTCCTTGGGTTTCCAGGCTAATCGCCAGCCCGGTCAGTTGCCGGGTAACGGGCTTGGCGTCGTCAATCCGGCGCTCTAGCTCCTGATACATTTCTTCGGTGATGCCGGTATCGAGAACGCCGACCTTCAGCGCGAAGGTGCCCGGCACACCCTCGGGCACCGTCTGGAACCACTCGACGATCTCAATCAGGTAGCCCAGCGGCTCGCCCACGCGGCGCAGCGCGCCGATGGTGCCTTTATGTTTGTGAATGTAGAAAGACGCCTTGATGGCCGCGCGCTTGGTCGCCTCAGACCATCGGTAGTCCCAGCGATCGACCGACCACGCCCACGCCAGATGCGGCAGCAGATGCACCGGACAGGTGTCGGGGTTGTAGAGGTCGCGCAGTGGGACAATCGTCTTTTCGAAAAACGCGGCCTCCATGGCCCGTTCCAGTTGCGTGCTGTTAAGCGGCAGTAGACTTTTCATATCAGCCCGCCAGCCTCACGTTGTAGCGCGTACAAAACGCCGCCTGCGCCTTGGTCGGGGCCAGATCCTGCCACCCGACCAACTCAACCCGGGCAACGCCGGCAACGTGCAACTGAGCGTCAACAGCGGAGCGTGCGACCTCAATGCCCAGCCGCTTGCGTGGATTGATCCAAGCGTCCAATCGGCTTTTCGCTTCGGCCAAACTGGCATCCGCTTCCGGGCCGGCGCCGGCCATATGCAAGATGGCGTCAATCTCGTAGCGGATCACCTGCGCGCTCTGCACGGTCACACGATCACCGACCGGGCGAACGTCATCGTCATCCAACGCAGCGGCCACCGTCGCCAGCAGCTCCGGCGGCGCTTCACCCTCCCTATCAAACCCCAGCACCGTTACCGTAACGTAGCAAGGCGCCGGGCTTTCAGCCGTGGCATCTGCCACCAACCCCGAGGCATTACGCGCGTGCAGGATGTAGCTGTTACGCGGGCCGGCTGTGGTCAAACCCTCATAGGCCAACTGGATGCGTTCGCGAAACGGGTCGTCGTCTTCCATGACCTTGGGCACCGGCGGCACTGCCAGCAGATCCTCGGCCTGAATGACCAGGCGCTGCAGATTGACGTTGGCCCCCAAGTGATCGAGGTCGCCGCGAATGGCGTGCGCCAGCAATAGCGCCTTGCCGGCGTCATTGACCCGAGCGCGGTTGCCGACCTTGTTGTAGGCCCCAACTTCAAGCACTTTGACCACTGGATCGCTTTCCAGCGCGGCCGTCCAGTTGCCACCCATGTACCCGCGAAAGACGCCTAAACCGTCCTGATAAACCTCTTCGAAGTCCAGAGGCTCCAGCACGGTCGGCGCCGGCAGCGACGACAGATCAACGGTACTCATGCAGCCACCTCCAACGTGACGCCGTCGCCCAGGTACTTCCCGACGATTTGCAGATTGATTTGCCCACCAATGACGGAGAGGACACTCACCTGGTCGAGCTTCAAACGTGGCTCCCAGCGCCCCAAAGCGCGGGCGACCTCAGCCTGTACGGCGCTTTTCCAGCCCTCGTTAACGGGCAAATCGACAAACCGCCGCAGCTTGCTGCCGTACTCCATGCGGTGCCGGCGACTGCCCAGCGGCGTGCTCAAGATGTCGGCAATGGATTGCCGCAGGTGCTCGATGCCGGATATGGGTAGGCCGGTCTGGCGATCCATTCCGATCATCGATGTCACTCCTTGAACGGCTCGTATTCTTCGCTGGCTTTCAGGAACTTGACCGCCTCGATGTCGGAGGCCGGCACCACGACCGCCGCCTTCTCCACCACATAGGAACGGTCGGTACCGGGCACGATCACCAGTCGCGACGTGTAGAGCTTGTCGCGGAATTTCAAGGACTCAGGCGATGAGTAAGTTGAGGATGACAATGCCGGTTCCGAGGACGTTTGCGCATCGGTTGAGGTCATATCGATCTTGGCCATGTGGTTCTACAGGCATGAAAAAGCCCGCACTTGGCGGGCTGGATGAATGTTTGGGTTAATGTTTGTGGTGGTTGTCACTGTTGCCGGCGGCCATGATGTTGCCAGCGCAGTCAATGTTGCCCGTTACGGATAACGCGCCATCGATATTGACAGGCCCTTTGATATTCACGGTCGCTTCAAGATCAATCGTTCCCGACTTCACCGTTACCGCGTTATCCGTAACGACGACGTCCGTGCCGCCGACCTTGATCGCCACCGTGCCACTCGGCAGGGTGATGGTGTAAGACTTGGCCTGCCAGTCGTAGACCAGCGAGCCGCCATCATCGAAACGCCAGACCTCGACATGGTCACGGTTATCCGGCGGCGGTCCGGCATTGCCATACAGGCCCGGGACAAACGTGCCTTGTGACACGTCACCGCTGGGACTTATCAAACTGCCCTGCTCGCCCATGGACGGCGCCCGCCAGTGTCTGGCCTTGCCCGCCGCGATGCTGTGCCACCGCACCCAGGCGCTGACCCATTCACTGCCATCCGAGACGCGACACACCGGCGGCGAAGCGGACAGATCCAACGCGACCACATAGCAAGCCTTGACCACGCCGGCGAGCATCCGGTCGTGCTGGGCGCTCGCGTAACTCACGGCAGATCCTCGGGCTTGAATGGCCCGTCACCCGGATCGACTTCTAACACCAACGACCCCGGCGGCTCGTCCGGCCACGGCCATTCCTCAAGGCCGAGATAAACTTGCTGAGTCCACTCCACCAGCCACACCGCGTATCCATCCAGGTGCGGCTGGGTCCAGTCCTGCAGCGATTGCACAAACTCGGCGGGTTCAACTGCCAACCCCCACGTCTGCGAACGCAGCAACACCGCCAACTGCGTCGCCAGTTGCACGGCCTGTTGATGATGGTGCGCCTTGATCGGGTCAACAATGATCCGAGCCTCGAACTTGCACACCAGCGAGGTTTCGCCGGTGCCGATATCTTTACCCGGCTCGATCTCGGCCACCTCCAGAAACACCGCTGGCAGCAACACGCGATCCTTAATGTCTGGCCAGGCTGTGACGGTTTGCACGCCAGGCAAGTGGGTACGCAGATGCTGTTCTACCGCCCGATAAAACTGATCCAGGCTGAACGGTTCTTCAGACATTGCCGATCCTCTTAAGGTATTTCTGCAGCTCAAAGTTGAGTTCTTGTTTGAGAATCTCCAGCAGACGCTCATCTGCCTTTTTGACCCAGCTGTCGAAATGCGGCCGGGCTTGCTCCAGCGACACCTTGGCTTTGGCCAGCGGGAAACGACTACCGTTTTCGGCGACCCAACCCGAACTCGGCCCGCGACCGGGGGACACCGTGCTGTCCGGGTAGTCGTCTCCGTTGAAATGCTTACTGGCTGTGCGGATCCAGATGTCGGGTTTGTTGCCGTAGACCTTCTTGAGAAAGGCACCTTCATATCGCCGCCCCGCCACCGACACACCGCTCCCGGTCTGCCGCGCCCGGCCGATCCGGCTGGATTCGATGGCGTTCAAACCGAACCACAGTTTGCCGCTCGCGGCACCGCCGGAAACCGGATAGCTGCGCAACCGCTGACGCACCGCTGCAACAGCAATGCGCTCTGACCGGCTGACGGCTCGGGCAATGTGCGTGCGCAACCAGCCCAACGTCTTGTTGATTGCGCGTCGATGCGCAGCAGCGGCCGCTTTCGGCACCACCTTGGCAAAGTCCTGGAACGCCTGAAAATCTGCGGCCGAGGACTGGATAGAGATCATCCCGCCCCCGGCCGAGGGTTTGAAATAGCTGCCGACGCTCACGGCCGCAACCTCAGAATCAGGGCGACCAGCCCGTCACCGCTCGGTTCGAGCTGGATCAGGTCGTAGTCACCGCCGCCATCCAAGGCAGGCAGGTCAACGCTAACCAGCATGCCCTGTTCCAGACCTTGCGAATCGCTGACGCGGATCTCGAAGCGAGGCTCACGCAACCCGGTGTTGAGCTTGCCGAACTTGGGTTGCAGCCAGGGCGCGGCAAACATGCCGAGCACTGGCTCTTCGCGACCCTCGATCCGTGCGGTGTCGCCCAGCGTCTCGAACACCACCGCGTCGACTTCGGCGATCAGATCGCGAAAGCCCACGATCAGAGTTCCAGCAGGATCTGGGCGCGCGGTCGAGTGCACAGGTGTAGCGGGTTGGACTGCGCTTCACCGGCCATGCCTTTGTTGAAAGGCAGCGGCTCGATCATGCTGTAGTACGGGATCCCTTGAGTGTTGACCGTTTCCATGTAGTCGGCCGGTGCAAACACAGAGATGTACAGATCGGGCACGCCTTCCGGCACCAGCAGCGCCTTGTCGTCATGGACAAAAGACACGCCGGCGACCTTGCCACGGTAGCGCTCCCAGATGATGCCGCCGAACTCGAAACTTTCCCGGGCGTCACCACGCAGCGCTGCCGCTTGCTGACTGTTGAGGTAGGTCTCTTTGACCGACTTGTGAACAATCAGCTTGTTCCAGAAGTTCTTGCCGCAGAAAGCGCGCGAACCGGTACTGGTCACGCTACCCAGCGCATCCTCCTGCATGTCCAGCGCCTCACCGCACTTGACCCGCAGTTCCGTGCCCGCATCCGCCAGCCCCATGGGCAACTTCTGACGCTGCACACCGAAGGCCGCATAGATGTCCAACAGCGGGGTTTGGCCATCGGCATCAAGGATCAGGCCATTGAGGGCACCCATGCGCTGGAACTCATGGGTTGCGTCCAGCTGACGACGCGCCTTTGCCAGACGTGCATTGACCACGTCCTGTACCGCCTGCAGCTCGGTCCGAGTGCCGAAGGCGCGGATGCCTTGGATCTCGTCCGCCTTTATGGTGAAGCGCTCCGGCAGGTGCACGGTGTTGAACGGGATCAGGTTGCGCTTGCTCGCTGCAACCACCAGGCCAGAACCACCGCGCTCACCGGCCGGCACCAGTGCCAGGGTGTCACCGTCCTTTTCAATCTGCACGGTCAGGGTGGTAATGCCCTCCTCGCGGAACAGGCCCAAGGCGCTGATGCGGCCCGGCAGGTAGGGTTGATCATTGAGTGCAGCAGTCAGCGAGGTAACGGTAAACGCTTCGTCTTCAAAAATGGCGATATCGGCCATGGGTACTCTCCAGAAACGAAAAATCCCGCACGCGGCGGGATGCATACAAAAAAAGGATCGACTTAGCGGACGATCACGAAATGGGTGGCGAGTGCTTTCTCGGCGGCCAGATCCAGACCGGTCAGGTGCGCTTCGCTGACCTCGGCCAACCGCACCACGGCGCGACCGCGACGCACCACATCGGATTCACCGAGCGGGCCGTACAGAATGGCGACAGCGTTTTCGGTGCCGTCCTCAGCAGTCGGTTCGTAGGGTGCGAATTCGCCGGAGGCGGTCACCAGTCCGAGGATTTGCCCCGGCCACAACGCTGGACCGGCCGCGACGTGGATCGCTTCACGCGAAATATTGCCGGCGCCTTCGGACAGCAGGAATTCACCCGCGTGCATCGGTTCCTGTTTGATGGTCATGCTCTTGCTCCTTTCGCGCTTTGCGCGGTTCCAGTTTGGGCCGCTTGGCGAGCAGCCCAAATCGAGTTGGGGTCAGGTTGTTTGGCCAGCACCTTGGGCGCCAGATCGTCCGCCAGCGGCAGACTGTTGTCGATTTCAAAGCCCTTACCGCTGGTGACAATTTTGTCGAACAGACGCGCCCGCACCGCCGCCTCGTCCAGACCTGCAGCGACATACTCGGCGCTGAATTCCGGCAGCCGCGCAGCCACGCAGAGGTCGTTTACCGCCTTGGCGCGCGCCAGACCGGCTAAAACGATCTCTTCGCTTTCAAGCTGGGTTGACTTGAGCAGCGGCTCGACCAGGTTGCTGATGCCCGCCGCCGTGCAGCGCTGAGTGACCATCAATGCCAACTTGGCCGAGTCGACTACTGGCGGCACCAGCGGCGGATCGACAGGATCAAGATCAGGATCCGCCTCAGGTGGCTCGTCGAGCTGGGCCAGCAAATCAGCCGGTGCGTTCTGGAATCGTTGCAGCACCGCGCCTTGACCGAGACAGGCTTTGACCTTGACGCCGTCGCCCACTTCATCGGCCAGCCCCAAAGCCACCGCTTCGTTGGCGGTCAGCCAAGTTTCCGCATCAACCATTCGCCGCAGTTCGGCGTCATCAATGTCGGGCGCCTTGGCCTTATAGGCCGCGATGATCGCCTCCAAGGTCTGATCCAATACATCAGCAACCCGGCGGAAGTCCTCAGCGCTACCGCCTGTATAGGTGTATGGGTTGTGAATCATCAACATGGCGTTGGCCGCGATGACTACGCGGTGTGCGCCGCACACGGCCACACTGGCCGCACTCGCGGCCAGTGCATCGATCCGGCCGGTGCAGCGCTCGCCCAGCCGCGACAGCGCGTTGTGCATGGCCAGCCCATCGAACAGGTCACCGCCGATACTGTTAAACGCGGCGACCACCGGCGACACACCGTCGTCCATGGCGCGCAGATCCTGCACGAACTGATTGGCAGTGATGCCCCACGCGCCGATCTCGCCATAGACAAAGACTTCGATCACTCGCTCGGTGGACTCGCCGCTGGCATGAACGGCGTACCAAGTCTTGTCCTTGACCTCGACGCGTTTGCCGGCGCGGTTGTAAATACGCGGTTTCGCGCTCTTGCTCATGGTTGCTCCTTGTCGTCGGTGTCTTCGACGGCATCAAGGGTGTTGTAGTTGAGGCCCAATAAGGTGGCGCGTGCCAGATCAGCAGCGTTTTCCAGATCGACCGTTTCGGCGTCGTAGCCAGTGCGCAAAACCATCTCGCTGCGCGACGAAAAACCGGCTCTAACCTCCATCGCTCGCGCCTGCACGTCCTGCACCGGCTGGATGTAAGCCCAGCCTTGTGGCACCCAGCGAGTGCGAAGGTACTGGCGGCGCTTCTGTGCGTAATCGTCCAGCACCAGAACACCCGACAGCACCGCCATGTCCATCCACGCGGCCCGCACCGGGCGGCAAAGTTGATGGACGTACACGCTGAATTGCAGTTGTTCCAGGCGGCGCCGAAACTCGTTGAGCACCACCCGTAACGCTCGGTCGTTGATTCCGCGCATGTCGCCGGTGAGGATCTCGTAAGGCGTACCGCTACCCGCCGCTGCAGCCATCAACTGCTGACGCATGAAGTCCGGGTAGTTGTTGCCCGCGTCCGGCGGTTTGGAAAATTCCACCTCTTCGCCCGGACCGAGTTCCTGCATGGTGCCGGGTTCGAGTGCAACCATGGGCGTGAAGCCGTCGCGGTCCAGATCCAATAACGCGCCGGTGACCGGATCGCGTGGAGCCGGACACGAGTCAGGCGACGGGCGTTTGATGAAACCGGCGAACAGGTTGGCCACCTCCTGACGGAACAGCACCGCGTCGTCGTAGTTGTCCAGACTGCGCAGCCGTTTCAGAACCGGCGACAATCGCGGCACACCGCGCAACTGGCCAGGTTCGACCGGTTCGAAGATGTGCAGCACCTGCGCGGCCGGGACGCGCACTAGCTGGTTGTAGCCGGCGTTCAACGAGGCCGCATCACGCGGGTGCGACAGGTACATCCAATAAGCTACCCGCTTGCCGCCGGGCGTGAACTCGATGCCGGCGCGGATGACGTTGCCGTTCTTGGTGCTCTCGAATTTGTCATGCGGCACGAACTCCGGCGCCAGAATCTGCAACTGCAGCGGAACCGCCAAGCCTTCGTCCCGACTGCGAGGACGCAAGCGAACAAAGCATTCACCCGATGTTTCCACCGTGCGCGCCACCAGCGCCTGCTGGCCGTAAAAGTCGGTGCGGTCATCCGCATCAGATTCATCAACCCAATCGCTCCACAGCTCCTGCAGCAGCTTGCGCAGGGCATCATCATCGGTCGCTGGCCGAGGGGTGATGCCGGTGCCGATCAGGTTGCTGACGCGCTTGTCGATGACGTTGAAGGCATACGGGTCATTGCGAACCGCTGCCCGGGAGCGCGACCGCAAATTGCGCAGTGCCGGGGTGTTGATGCTGTTGATCCCGTTGTCGGGAGCGTCCCAGTTAGCGGATCGGCGGCCTTCACCAGCGCCTTCGTAACTGGCCTTGATGTTGGACGGCAGCACAAAGCCGTTACGGGTCAACGTCGGAAAATGTCGGGCCATTAAAGTCCCTTGCCTCCGTGATAAAGGCGAACCACGCGCGAACGTGGCCCGGCGGCGCTGGCCAGCGACGAGCGTATTTCTTCGCGCGCCTTGAGCAGCTCATCGACCGTGCGGTATTCCACGGTACGGTCGGTGTAGCGCACAGTTTTCTCACCGCGAGCAATGGCCGCCTCAACCGCGTCGAGGTGCTTTTTCGTAAATGACATATCAGCGTCTCTTCAGGTAGCCACTGGTGGAGCTGCGGCGTTGTGGGGGAGCGGCTGCCGGACGTGATTTCACGGCTGGTTGCGGCGCCTGTGGTACGGCCGGTGTTTCGACTGGCCGGCTGAGCCGCTCGCTCTGAACGGGTTGGCCACTATCGCCCGAAGCCGACTGGATGACCGCCTGCCGAATCCGCGCCCAATCGTGATCCTGGTAGCGATTGATGCCGAGGTAATGGGCCATGGCCAGGTTGTAAACCAACAGGTCGAGCGCTTCGTTGCGCTCGGCCTTGCCCTTGGTCCATTCGATGCGTTTATGCCCCCTGACGTAACGGGTGACTTTGCGCTCAGCCACACACTGGGCGAAAAAGTCATCCGGCAGGTCGTTGGCAAAGTGCAGCGCTCCCGGGCCGGTGTCGAATGCATAGCGGTTGTAGATCCAGTCCTTCGCCGTGTCGGTACCAACAAACCAAAGCTCGGCGCCATGCCGTTCAGTCAGGCCCTTCCATGTCACGTCGACCATCGAAGGTCGCTGCGCGATCACCGGCCGGCCCCGCTTGCTCGCCCCCTTGATGGCGAACACGTTGCGCCATCGGCGCATACGGCAGAACTGATAGACCTCATCTGTATGCCTACCACCGGAGTCGACCGCAGTCGCCATGATCATCAGATCAGCACCACAAGGGTGCCGGTAACGGGCCTTGAGTAATTCGTCCAGCGCCGCCCAGGTGCGCTCATCTGTGGGGTCGCTGGCGATCACTTGAAAGTCGACCACCCAGCGTTCCATGCCGACACCCCACCCCATCACCATCAGTTCCAGGCGGTCGGCCTGGGTGTCAACCGAAGCGGTCAGCATCAACACGCCGTCGGGCATTGAGCCAAGGCTGTAGTTTTCCAGCCGCGCCCGATCCCTCAGCACATCGGCCGAGGTTTGTTCCTGAGCGCTATCCCAGACCTTGGCCAGACGAGTGTTATAAAACACCTGCATCGGCTCCAGATCGCCTTTGGCCTGAGCCTTTTTAGCCTTCTCGAACTGCTTGGCCAACGAGGCCCAACCGGTCCATCCGGGCGGCGAGTACAACGCATTCAAGTTAAAACCGATGGTTTCGCCATCGCCTTGGGTGTGTGCCCGCCACTCCCCTTTCGCGAGCATCTCGCCCTTATAGCGCTCCTCGATCAGGACGTCGCAGTCGGGGCCGGCACATTGGTAATGCACAACCTGAAAATCCGCCGAGTAATGCAAACGCTCCCATTCGAGAACCTGCATGTGGTCACAGGTTGGACACGGCACGTAGTAGTAACGCTGATCGCTGACCTCAAACAGATCAGCGATCCGTGACGCCCCCCTGACCGTCGGCGAACTGGAAAAATAAAATTTGGCGTTACGGCCGAAAGTACTGCCACGAGTCTCGGCCAGTTCGACCGGGTCGCCCTCTTCGCCCACGTCCACACTCCAGCGATCAACCTCGTCGCCGTAGATGTAGCGTGCGGAAAGCTCCGCCAGGTTGGCCGCTGAACCGGCCGTGGTGATGTACAGCGAACCACCCTCGAACTCCTTCGTATCCATGGTGTTGCGCGCATCTCGCGAGCGGTTGGACGCCACGCGCTCACGCAGAACCGGCGTAGCCTTGATGGTCTTACCAATCCGCGACGATACCCGCTTGGCCAACCCCAGACTGGGCAACAACGTCAGGATGTTGGACGGGGCCATATGGATCAGGCCGCCGATCCAGTTCAAGGCGATCTGCGTCTTCATCAACTGCGAAGCCACCATGGTTACCACCCGCTTGCACGAGTGGGCAGGTGACAGACAGCGCATCGGCTCACGCGCATAAGGAGTGCGCGAAGTGTGGTATTGACCAGGCTCGGCCGCACCCGTGTCGCGCGGGATGCGCATGTACTCGTCGGCCCACTGATCAATCCAGACATCTGGCTCTGGTCGCTGCCCACGGAAATACGCTTCGCGGTACACCGTCGCACCGTTCGACATTTCTAAGGACATAGGTTTAGCTCGGGGTAATGGCTTGTTGTAGATCTGCTGCTGACAGCCGCTCAGCATCTTCCAGTGTTTGTCGCAAAGCCGACGTCAGACGCTTTTCGATTTGCCATGGATCAGACAGCGAGGCCAGTTCCGGCGATAGCTGTGGCGCCATTCCAAGCAAAAGATCGCGCAGCAAGCGACCGGCGTTATAGGCCGCATCTTCGACCGCTTTGCGCTCTACCAAGGTGCCTTGGGCTTTAAGGAAGTTGTTTTTTTCCTGAAGCGACAGGTAGTGCTCACGAAGCGCGCGTGACTTTTGAAAGTCGGGTACCTGACCAGAGGGGTCATCTACAAAGTCTGCGATGACTATTTCCAGCGGTGGCTGATCACTCCGCTTCGGGCGATTGCGCTCATGTCGAGCGGCGACGGCGGCCTTGCTCGGGTCGCTCGTCATGGCCAGAAGCTGCTCGCTGGCCTCCACATCAATCTTCCCGGCAGCGTTCAGAACCAGTCGTTCATTCTTGACCAGCTTGCCGACGTACTGCCTCGACCACCCCTTCAGCTCGCAGTACTCCTTGCGAGTTACAAAAGCCATGCGGCCTCCATCGTCGTGGCTTGTTAAGCCTGTCAACTAACCCGGCTTAGTTGACAGGCCTTCCGACCATTGCGCCGGGGCTGCTGTTTAAGAAAATGAACAGGCATGAAAAGGCTATACAGCCCAATAGAACCGGGGGGACTTCACTAAAAACCTTTGTTTGGATCACGCAAATTCTGTCGCTGAAAACCCGGCATTCCTTGTCAACCTGTCAACCACTGTCAACTAACTTTCCAGCCCTGTGGCTAACGCTTTCCCGCGGGTTTCCGACCCCGTGTCCTTCAGATACCCCTAGGGTCCCCAGCGGTTTTCGGCGCCAAAACAGTGCAACGCTGCTCGTGCAGCCCGGCGCGTGCCTCCTGCCCCTTATAGTTGTAGTGGCGACTACCACGACCATCATTGAAGCAATGAAAGCTGTCAGGACGGGCAATCACTCAACCCTCCGAGGCAGCTTGAAGTCGGCGAATCGATCCGCAAGATCTGCGATCTTTTTCACGCCAAGGAAGCCGATGAACACACCGGCAGCAGTGGCGAAGTTCTGAGGGAGGCCGAAGTACTCTAGCAATGGGATCAGGCCAATTGTTATCAGAGTGCAAAGCGAGGCTTCGAGCAGCGCCTGCCGCCGAGTACCGCCACCATAGATGATCCGCAGTGCACCAACGAGGAAGGACAGCGCGCCGGCATAGATCGTCGGCGCGTGCTGACTCATCCACGCGAAAACGATCATCCAGGTGTCTGGTTTGTCAGGCATGTTAGACATCTCAATTTCCTCCCGAATCGGGAGTGAGGAAATAAAAAAGCCCGCACAAGGCGGGCTCTTAAGGTGAGTAAAATTCGCAATTAGATAGTTAGACCCCCTAACTTAACTTAGAGTTGAGGGTGGCAACCACAACTCGACCTACTACTTGTCGCCGGGTTCTTCTTTACTTTTTTTTGCTTTTTTTTCGACTTTTTTGTTTTCGACAGAAGTCTTTTTCGGCTTAACCGACAACTTGAGCTTTTCAATCATGCCAGTAAAACCAGCTATAGATTCGACCATATAATTGAAGTCATTCTTGGACAGTTCTTTAAGAGATGGCCATTTTACTTCTTTGCTCAGCATCGCCACCAAAATTTTTCTATTTTCAGGGTCGACACCAAACTGGTTGACCGCATAGTAAGTCAGGAGATAATTATTGAACACAGAGCGAACTTGCAAGTACGCCATCGAAGAGTCTATATAACTACGGTACTGTTTTAAAAACCACGCAGCCAGAAACTCTATTACAATAAAAGTTAACGAGCATGAGACCATACCAACAATCAGAGTATGACTGTATCCCCATGCATGAGCAGCTACTTGCCAGCCGATAATTGTAAACACATAGAAAACAATGCCCCATCCCATGAGACTTTTTCCTTGCTTCAACAACAAGGTTGCCTTCATCTCTGACAAATTAATTCTATTATCCAAAGCCTTCACAACAGCATTAACATATAACTCAAAAGGCATATCTAGATGCGGAGAGCTATTCATCTCTATTTGAGGCGCGATCTCTTCAGCATTGCTGTCAGAGGCTGGAGGGTTCCGGTCTTTTATACCAAAACCTTTGTCCTTGACCACTCCCGATGCTTTTATATCTTCACTCGCGACCCCAGAAACATCTACAAACACATCTTTTTCTGCGCTTATTAGATTCGAGTCCTGAGAATTCAGCGCATCCCGATAAACAAGAGCCGCAAAAATAGATGCGATAAAAACGAGACCTAGTGACACGCTTCCATAATCAAGAACCAAATTAATAACGGAGTTACCCGTAATGCCTATCATGACCATAACAGCAGAGACAAACAACAGGCAAAGCAATGTGAAGTTTATTACCTTTGCTTTGGCTCTAGCTCTTATTTCCGAATCCGCTGGGGAGATCTGGCCTGAGTCATTTTTATCTATCTTCTTGTCACTATACTTTTTTTCAGCGTCAGAACCATAAAACATGCGGTTTCCCTACCAAAGGACAAAAATCAAAAAACCAAAACGGGTGCAATTCTGAACATTCAGATAGCAAAAAGCCCATCTCAATGACGGGCTTTGCTCGCGGAAAAACCGCAAAGTAACTGAAATTTATAGATCGTCCCCGGCCCTGTCAAGCGGCTTCGCGACGAATATCGAGAGCGCCATCAATCCAAGCAACACCAGCTTTCCAGAGTTGACGAGTCTTCTCTTCGCCGAACTTCATTTTCTTGCCTACCTCCATCAGCGAGGTGTCGCGACTGGTGTAGTAGCGCATGAGCACCAGCCCGCATTCGGGGTAGCGTTTCAGCAAACGCCCCATCAACCCGTCAATCATCAAAGCGTCGTCATCAGTGATCATCGGCGACAGTACTGTGTTCTCGCGGGAGGCACAGCAGGAAACCCCCGAGCCCAAAACAACCCAGCGGCCCCAATGCTCTAGCAGATCCTCGGCGGTGCGTTCTTTAAATGTAGGAGTGAAGGCCATGCTCAGTCCCCCTTGTAAGGCGAGCCACCAGGCCCGCGAGTATTGGTCTGCTGATACAGCTCAGCGGTGGACTTCGGCGCGCCAGGCGGAAGAATCGCAGGGCGACCGCCCTGGCGGATCAGCATGCCGAGCTGAACGATCAGGTTCTCCACTGGCAGCGGCTCCAGCGTTTCGGCGTGCACCAAGCCGGAAGCGTGGCAACCGATGCAATCGAGCTGATGAAACACGCCTTGGATCACCCCTTTCCCGGCACAGGACGGGCAGTCGGTGAGCGGAATCTGGCGGCGCACAAAGGCGGGGCCGTGTGTTCTTTTATCCATTTTTAAACCTCGCCTATGGTTGTTTCTTCAGTGGCCTTGCGGGCCTTATGTTCTGTGGCTTGCAGCGAATTACCAGAATCTTCAAATCTAAAGCCGGTCAATCCATGAATCGCTGCAAAGCCTTTCTGATCTAGATGTGCGTGCCACTGCTCGAGGGCATCACGCTTGCGACTCATCACGTCCGACTGGATGTAAACCTTCACGTTGTGCCCCATCGCGTGGTTGATTAGCAGCTCGCCAATCAGGTGGTCGATGCC